CCTGTGACTTAACTTGAGAGGATCCACCAGCAATGAAAGCAAGTTCATCAACCTCGAAAACGAGGAAGAGTGCTCTCTGTTCTGGAATCCAGTCATACACCCTAGCAATTTTGTTACTAGAACTTTCTGTGGTTCTAATAACTCTGTCTCCAACGTTAAAGTTGTATCCTGAAACGCCATCGACATCTGCCAGTGAATCGACTGTTACCTTTTGATCATATCGGAAGTTAAGAGCACGGTCGCAACCAGTGAATGAGGTAAGTGTTTTACCTGTATATCTGATAACTTCTCGACCGATAAGAATTTTGCCCGAACCAGGGTAAGGAGCAGTCGTTTGTACATAAATGGTTTGATCATTCTCGTCTACGTCTGCAAGTAGACCAGATATGTTATAGAGGTTAGAGTTAAATGATTGACGGTTTCTTGACTGTTTAGTCAAGTCAGTGTTCCGTGTAAACAGAACTGAGGGTGCAGACGAATATCCACCACCAGGGTTGATAACATCAATAGATGTAATTGAACCTAGATTGATGTTTGCTTTCGCAACACCACCAGATCCACCACCACCGTTGAGTAAGATAGTAGGTGCAGTTTCATAGAACTCACCAACGTTAGAGACATCGACAGATTTGACAACGCCAAATTCATCAACCTCTGCAACGCCAGTTGCACCTTGCCCCCCGCCACCAGAGACAACTAAGTTGATGTCTCCCAATTCATAGTTTGCACCAGGATTTTCTAGTGACAAACCAGTAACGAGTCCAACAACAGGACGAAGTTCAGCACCTGATCCACCACCACCTTTTACTTCAGCAGTTGTGGGAGATGAGAAATACTCGTCACCGTTAGACAAAACTTGTATGTATTGAATAGATCCTGCAGGAGCAATGATAGTACCGTCAGGTGCAACCTCATCCTGCTCATACAGGATTGCTTTTGCTACTGCACCGTGACCTGCGCCTTCAGTTTCTAATTCAATTCTAAATGGATCGTATCCTTCGCCAGGATCCAAAACTCTTACTGAAGCAATCTGACCATTTGATATTACTGGTTGTAAGACTGCTTCTCTGATTGGAGTACCACAGTTACCGACTTTAAGTTGAGGAGGGTCAGATGGATTATATCCACTCCCACCATCTATCACATAAACCTCTCTAACACCATAGATGCTGTTAAAGATTGGTTCAATAATCGCTCCGCTTCCTGGTACTGATCTTGGCATTTACTTATCTAATGTCAATGGTTCCAACCATAGCTCCGTGGATAGTACACTGATAATACAAAGTATTAGGTGCATCCATAGGAACTGTGAAAATCTGGAGACCAGTGTTAGAACCAGTGATTCCAGTTGTGTATGCAGATCCACCATTAGATGTTCTAATTGCTAGTGGGTGAGCACCACCTGCTTGGTTATACAAATCATAGGTAAATCCACGGTACAAAATGATAGTAGGACTACCAGTAGCACCTGATGAAGGGAACCCTGGTCCCTGCACTGTATAACTTGTTTGTCCTGCAGCAGTAAATCTGAACAGGATAGTAGGAGAAGGTTTATGAATTGTTACGTTATTATGTCCCTTAATAATTGATGATCCGATAGGAGCATTATTGATCTGAGATTGGAATCCTCCACCAACTTCATTAAAGTTAGTACCATCGTTTGCAATTTCCAACTCACCATTGGTACCAATCTTCATTCTCTTGGTTCCAATCTTAATCTCTGTATCAACAGGAAGTTCTAAGTTATCATTAGCATCGAACTTTAGTTTCTTAGTTCCACTACTTCCGAAACGAAGTTCTGCAGTATCTGGAACTTCGAGGTTACCAGATCCATCGAATTTGATTGATTTAGCAGCATCACCACCAAAGCGAATGTCAGTCCCAACAGGAAGATCCAAATTGCCACTACTGTCCATAGCAATGACTTTCGTAGAGCCAGTAGCACCAAAACGAATAGAACTGTTTGAAGGAAGTTCAAGGATTCCATCATCATCAAATTTAAGTTCTTTACCTGCAGCGAACTTCAGTGATTGTCCACCCAACTCAATGTTGCCTGCTTCATCCTCAGAAACCATACGGTTGTAGGATGTAATCTTGACAGCACTAGCGACAGACAACTCTTGTGACTGATCAGCACCTGCAGCAGTTGTTGTTATATATCCACGTGCCGCACCTGCTTCAGCAGTAAAGGATCCGAATGTGACTGTTGCTTTGGCACCAGTAGCATCTTCAATTTGCAACTTAGTACCTGCTTTCATTGCAGAGAATCTAAGTCTAAACTTCTCTTCTTGTGTAGAATCTTCAGAAGCAAGTTTAGATGCAATAGTACGAGTAGCACCAGTGTCAATACTATTAACAGTATGTTCGTGTCTCTTTCTACGAGTTAATTCTTGTGTTACTGAATCAGTAGAAATACCAGTATCTCCCATCCAAATGGTAGATGTATCGAGGTACAGGTCTCTAAATTTCAGTGAGGGTGAACCCAGATCGTATGTTGCATCTGAGTTAGGAAGAAAATGTGTATCAATAACAACGTTACCCGATCCGTTGTTAGAAAGATTAGTGATTGAAGAACCACCGCCTCCACCACCTTGTAGATCGTCCCCTGCTTGCCAACGAGCGTTTGCTTCGTTCCACTTCAGAACCTGTCCGTTACTGACACCGCTAACATCAATATCGGTAAGATTAGAAATAGAAAGTTGACCTTCAGTGAATACTGAACCATTCCATTTTAGAACCTGATTAGTTGACGGACTTCCGACACTAATTTGCAGGTTTGTATTGTCTCCAAGAAAGGTATATAACTCATTGATAACGTTGTTGAGTTTAATAGCACCATCTCTTAGGGTATCACCAGTGCCATCATTTGCTGACACACCAATGTTAAGATTTTGCTTAGCCATAGCGGTGGGGTTTTTCTACAGTTTTATTTATGTGAGGTCGAACTCGAAATTGGTCAAGTCAAATCTTAAGTTGTTCCTAGTGAAATCAGGATTGTTATTATCCCTATCAAGCGGAACCGCAGTCATATCATAACGTCCAACATTACTATCCCATTTCAAAACACCTGACGTATCTACTCCACTGGTTCCACCAGTAACAGTTAAGATAGCGAGGTTTGAGGATAGAGGAGAGTTTTGTGCTTGCTGAGGTTCACCAATAGGACCTATCAGCACACATCTATATCTATACCCAGTCATCCAAGAAAGTGCTACAACGGTTAAAACGTTGGATGTTGCACCAGTAATATTAGACCAAGCAAAACCACCATCAGTGGAGACCTGCCACTGGTAGTTAATAGTTCCTGCTTGTGGTTGAACCTCTGCTAGAACGGTAAACGTTTGAGTACCACCATTGCTAACAGTAGCATTGGTTGGTTGCAAAGAGATTACCAAAGAAGGTGGATCTGGATCGTCACCACCTTGATCTCCACCACCCTGCTGCTGCTCTTGTGTGATGCCTTGGTTAGCAGGAACATTAACTTGTTCTTTTGATACTAGACCAAAGATGAATGGAAACTTGGGTTCATAACTCATATCTGCGATCACAGTACCGATCGCATTGTTCGCCATACCTGAATGATTCAGGCAGTAATAATATAGATTAGCGGGTGCATCTTGAGGAACTGTAATTACAGTTTTAGCACCTGCCTGACCAGGAGTTCCGTGATATGTCACTCCTGAAGTGTATTCTGTACCTAGGTTCCAAGGTCCGTTCAAGGTCGCTGAGATACGAATATTGTGTGTGGCGTTAGAGGGGTCTGACTGATCAAATGTATAGGTAGAACCTTTGGTTAAGGTTATGTCAGGATATAAAACGCCATCAAGTCTGTATTTGTTGCCATCACTTTCTGAAGATACAGTGACAACAAAAGTTCTATCATCAGAAAGATCATCGTGAATCGACATAAAGTACGCAAAGGTACCAGTCGGATATTCGGGAGTATGACAGAAACGCCCGTTATATGCATCTAGATGTCTTCCAGTGATGTCTGCATTGTATTCATAGTCTTGAATAAATGCACCTTTAGGGTATGTTGAATCATATGCAGGTCTATTAACAGCAATCTGATCACGGATCTTATATCCTGTGACCATAATTTTGACTGCTGATGTATTATCAGTCGGGTTATCATATCCATATGGTCCGTAGATAGGATACCCATCAAAGCAAAAACCGATGATCTTAGAGTGACCATCAGGGTGACGCATATTGTCACCTTCATATTGTGTTGAACCGTAGTAATCGTTATAACCTGACATCACCTGATTTGCTTTCCAACAATTCAGAAGATGTGAGTCACGGTAATGATATTGTCCCGTTGTTTCAGGATAACCACCACAGTTGTCTTCACCAAAGTCAACAGCAGTATTTGTTGCTGATGCAACCCAGTTGAAACCTTGTGGAGGAGTTCCTAGTGATCCACCTGAGGGATTATAAATGGCAACTCCATTGGCACTAAGACCAACGATACCTACAGGAAGAGATCCTGAGGTTGTTGAGTTTGTCCCACCTCTATAGGTAAAGTTATGGGAGAAAGTATATGATGTAATCGTATTAGCATTATCACTATTCGGGAACGTACCAGGAACTACAGGAGTTGGAAGACCATCACCTGTAATTGTTAGTATGTCTGTTACTGAATTGTAACTCCCATTTGCTGCCATTAGTCGATTTCCGTAAGGTTATATTCACAGATCATCGCAAAAGTTTGTTTCTTCCAATATTCAAGATACTGCTGCTCTTCTGCGGGTCTCGCAGGAGAACCTGGCCACATCTTGATCGAGTAATTAAGATGATCGTAGAATGCACGAAGTTCGTGGATTCCCATCTTCCACTCGCAATAGAATTCATTATCTTCCATTATTTAGTTGTCATCAAAGATCTGGTCAGGAGTGAAGTTGTCCACTGTAGTTGCTCCAATGTTGATTGTAAGAACTGCAGAGTTAGAAAGTGTAGGTGTTGCACCCGCTGCGGTGAGACCACATCTGAATTCATCACCACCATCTGCCTGTGTAGTAACAGGAGTTGTGTATGTGGGAGATGTAGCACCGTTGATATTGTTCCAATCACTTTCACCGTAGTTCTTCTTCTGCCACTGATAAGAGATTGTGCCGCCCACAGGATTGGTAGAAGCGATGACTGTGAAGGATGCCACTTGACCTTGGTTAACAGTTGTGTTAACTGGTTGTGACTCAATAACGATTGCCTGTTCACCTTGTGCCTGAGATTCACCTGGGGGAACGTAGTTAGGATCATAGATGTCGATACCACCGTTGACTCCAACACCTGAAGGTGCGAAGAAGTTATCAGGAACTGTAGTGTTCACGTTGATAGTTGGTTGTACATAACCTTGACCTGCGTTCTTCACGTCAATGCGTGCGAGACCAACAAGTGCCTTGATACGTGCACCAAAACCAGAAGATGAAATCACATCCACGTTAGGACGTGAATCATAACCATCACCAGAGTTTGTAAGGATTGCCTCAGTAACACGACCCTTCTCGATTGTTGCAAGAGCAGAACCGTTACGTCCCTTAACAGCACCTGAGTATTCGAATGTGATAAGTGAGTTAGAAGATTCAATCAGAGCAACCTCTCTAGTCTCATCCTCACCTTCGATCTGTAGAATGTCACCTGCCTCAACAGGAGGAACAACAGTTGCAGCGATAACGTCAACGTCAGAACCGATGTAGGAGAAGGCAACGAAGGTTGAACCTGCACGAGGAACTTCAGAGAAGATGATTCTAGAACCAACGATCTCGAAACCAATTCCAGGTTCCTGAATAACACCGTTCAACTGACAGATGATGTTGTTTTCAGGAAGGATAGTGTTGGACTGTACACCGTCAGTCAGTGTAAGTGAGTAGAACACACCACCAAGTTTCAAGTTGAAGGAGTTCCTCAAGGAGTCGAAGTCGAATGAGATGTCATCCAACTGCCTCAACTTACCAACGTACACACCGTGGAATGTAGATCCAACAGCAGGTGGCTCAGTGAACTGGATATTGTCGGAGAACGCTGTGTAAGCGTTGTTACCACCAGGAGGTTGGAGAATACCATTTACGAAGATCATCATATGACCTGCAGGATCTGGGAAGTATGCAGTACCGTTTCCAGTGGTTAACTTGAAGTTCTGCTGAACACCATCAAATCCTCTGAAGAATCTCTTCACGCGCCCGCGTAGAGTCTTAGCGACTGAACACGCTGCTCTGAATCCAAAGTCACCAACAATCTGAGCATTCTTAACAAATGTTCCATTTGTATCACCAAGGTGGATGATCAAGCGAAGACCGATTTGTTGGATCTTCTCAATCTTACCGTAGGCAGTTGTTGGAGTTTGTGTGACTAATGTAATACCAGATGTGTAAACGCTTGGGAAGTTAGATCCAGGTGGAATCTTAGCAAGTTGATATGCTGAGTCATTTGCGATGACGCCAAGGTTGTCACCAATGCTCACGAAACGACCAGTCTCATTTGCGAGGTAAACTTCGTTATTTTGAATGTCGTGTTCAGTAACAACGAAGGTATGACCAACAGACTGACCAGAGTTTTGGAGTTGTAGTACATCACCAACTTCAAATGTGTCAGTAACACCTGTATCAGTGATCAATCCTGCGTATGTAAACTTAGTAATCTCGGTAGAATGGATGTACTCACCGAATCCTGGGAGGACTGAGAATGATTCAACCTCGATAATTTGATCAGTAACAGAACCGTAGATAACGTCATTAGGAGCAAATTCACCCTTAACAGTTTCAATGTCATAGGTAATTCTACCTGATTGGTTATCAATCAAAGCACCATCATTGTTTCTAACGATGAGAGCGTTTGCTTTACCTGAATCTTCCTTAGAATAAAGAATGTCAGTAGCAATAAATTCACCTTGCTTGAAGTTAACAAGAATTCTGTCGTGCAATCCAGTGCCAACTGTAGCAGTTGCACCTGAAGTTACGCCCTCAATATTGTCAGTAGCAGCAAATGCACCACTGGTCATCTCTACTTTGATGTAAGTTGCGTTGTCGGTAGCGATAATCTTACCTGCATTACCTGTAGCACCAGTCTTAACAATGTCCTCACCATTAACAAATGTTTCAGGAGCAGATGTAACTGTGATTGGAAGATACTTAACTCTGTAGTTGACAGTAGCAAGGTTATCCTGAACTCTAATAACTTCAGCATATGCACCTGATGTTGTTCCGTAGAAGATGTCAGCAGGTTCAATACCACCAGATGTAGGTGTAGGAATAACACGATCACCGTAAGTGGTCGGAATCCTAGTGATACCAGTCTGTCTGGCGACAGAGAATGTATGAATTTCACCTGGGAGACCAGGAGTCAGAGATGTAAGTTTGTGTCCATCAATGTACTCTGCCAAGTAGATGTGGGTTGAAGTAGTGTCTGGGTGGATGTAGTATGACGCTCTGTCAAGTTCCACAATATTTGTACCCAAGACAGTGTAATTAACTCGATCATATGCTTCGAATGGATGATTTGGTTTGTGGATAGAACCATCAGAGTTTACATCAACACCAACGTCAATCGCTTGCTTGAGATATACAGTTGGCAACTTAGATTCTGCAAGAGCAGTATAAACCAAATGCCACAACTGCTGAATCTTATGTACAGCGGTCATTGTTGGACGCATCTCTCTATCCTTGTAGAGAGGCTCCATATTATAAGTTCCAGGTTCAGGAGCAGTGCCACTAAGGATATGAGTGATCATATCTGTGGTTGCTTCTGCGTGGAAGATTAGATATGTTCTGAAGATGTTAGGGAATGCGACGAAATTACCCTCGGCATCAAACCAACTATTGATTAACTGGACGGTCATAGCGTTACCGTCTGTCATCATATCGTAAATGTATGCCTTTCTAATAGCATCACCAAATGTTTGATCACCAGTATATCCTGCATACTGATTCATTGTCTTATAGTATGCTTCTCTATTGATATAGAGATCGTTAATTGCAATAAGACGTGATGCTTGACGATACATTTCAGGAGCAGATCCTAATGTATCCTCAAGAAGATCAAAGAGAACGTTGGCAGCAGATGTTACGTTATAGCAAGTACCACCACCAAACAGTAGAGTGTTGTTCTGTACAGGTGCGTTTCTAGTAATACCTTGGTTAGTGAAGTAACTACCATTACCTGCAGCAGCATCTTTAACAACGCCGATAACAATATCGAAGAGAGAACTGATAGTTGAAGACTCAACGTTACAAGCACCAGATCCTGCCTGATCATATGTGATAGTCAAATCACGAACAGCAGCACGCTCACCTGTTAGAGGCCACTCGCCTGGCAACGTGCGGGCAACACCATCTATGTAATTTTGTGGGTTACTTGTACCACTGTTGAACAGATCTATAGTAATTCCCATCAATGTTGTGATAGCAGATGCCTGTGTAGCACATCTTGTTGCTCCACCACCACCTGCGATCCAACTAATTGAGTTAGTTGTAGAACTGATGAATGTGTGGTTATAGTTACCACCACCCTGTACAGCGTTAGATACAGCAGATACGAATGTATGAGGATACTGTTCGCTAGAAGGTGAAGGGTTAACATTAACCTTGATTCGACCATTCTTAAATCTGATTCCGTCTGCAACTGCACTTGTAAATGTGTGAGTGTAGTTACCACCCGCAGAGATTGCGTTGGTTGTAGCACTTACGAATGTGTGAGCAGTTGTATTGGTTGAAGGAGTTCTACCAGAGGCAAGAACGTTGACTGTGACTGTAGTTGCAGTAGCAGCAGTAACTTCAAGAGGAACATCGTATGCTCTATCCTTCTTCCAAGTAACACCACCAGATGTTGCTGAAATGAAGTTGTGAGCAGTAACGTTAGTTGAAGGAATACCGTCAGAAAGGAGAACCTGAACCTTGAAGGTATTAGCAGTTACGTTAGAGATTTCCAACCAAGAGTTTGATGCAGGGTCACTGCTTCTTGGATATGTGTGATCAGATGCATAGTTATCTTCAGCACATCTAAAGGTTAGAGAGTTATCAGCAATCTTGATTTGATCACCATTAGAGAACCCGTGCTGAGGAATAGTCAGCGTCATAATACCAGTTGTACCATTATAATCAGCACCTGTAACTGTATGAGTTGTAGTTGTAGTTCTAGGATATGAGTGGTTGGTTGCGTTATCGTCTTCCTCACAAGTAAATGTAAGTGAGTTAGGTTGGATCTTAAGATGTGATCCAGTAACAAGACCGTGACCTTCACCCAAAGTGATAACCATATTTCCTGTTATAGGATTATATGCAACGTTTGAAGGCGTGAAGTTAACTGTACCTGTAGTACCAACGTTTACAGTGAATGTATTTGTAGTTACGTTAGCAACAGGAAGATACTTGTTAGCAGCAGGGTCAGATACACGAGGATATGAATGAACAGTGTAGTTGTTGTCCATATCACAAGTGAAGTTCAGAGAATTGTTAACAATCTGAACGTTGTCCCCGTTAGCGAACCCGTGGTTAGGAACTGTAAGTGTAAGAACACCAGTTGAAGGAACATATGATGCATCAGTTGCAGTAAATGTAGAATCTCCAATCTCAAGAACAGTTAGAGATCTGCCTGATGCATAGTCAGTAGAACGAGGATATGAGTGGTTTGTAGCATTACCATCCTTAGTACAAGTAAATGTAATTGCATTATCAGGCAACTTGATATGTCTACCAACATCTAAGTTGTTAGAACCGATGTCAAGGTACATATCACCATTTGTTTCATTGTATATTGCCTTGGTTACATCGTAGTTAACGTTAGCAGTTGTACCAACATTGACTGTAAATGTAGAACTTGTAGAACTTGTAACGGGGAGAAGAGCACCGTTTGAAGGATCAAGAGGTCTTGGATAAGTATGCTCTGATTGATTACTATCAAAGTCACAAGTAAACTTCAATCCATAAGTTGCAATCTGAACAGCATCACCTGCCACTAGACCGTGACCAGTCTTAGTCAAGGTCAAATCACCTGTTGCAGGATTATAAGTTGCGTTTGTAGGAGTTAACTGACCAGTTGATGAACTGCTAGAGTCAATAGTAATACTAGTGTCATACTGAGCATAACCTTCAGTGTAACCATTGACAGTAACCAACTGCTGCCTCATCACCTGAATAGCAATGTCACGTGCCTGCTCGAAGATGTACTTAACTTCAGTAGACTGTGAATTGATATGCTGAATAGCATTCTGATCAGTGATGTAGAACTCAGTTGCATACCAAACCTTGTTATTACCACCGTGCTTGAGGTTCCAAGCCATTGCTTCAAGGATGTCAATAACATCATCGATACAAGACTGATAACCATAACCACCAAATGTAAGGTTAGGATACTGAGTATATCCACGTCCTACAGCAGTAGAAGCGATGAATCTCAAATTATTGAGGATCTCGTTACCTGCATCGTAGTCTTTGTTAGTAGTAGCGTTATTATCATAATCACCACGTGGAACTCCACCGCCAATGGCGTTTCCACCTTGTCCACCGCCACCGCCACCAGTGTTGTCCTCGAAGGGAGTAAACCCAAGTTTATTGCGGATCGCGAGAACTGACATATCTCTTGCCATCTTATAGGCATAGATTGTCTCTTGTGACTGACCAGTGACGTGCTTAAGACCCATATCTGTATTCAGATAGAGTGCTGCAGCATCATATACTTCACTGTTAGATGAGAATCTCAAGTCGTGAGCAACAGAGTTGATGAAATCAACAATGTCGTCCTCACAGTGAACCTTACCACCAGGAACTCTGAAGTTGTAATGCTTGAATGCAGAGGTCTTGGTTACAATGTCAACTGCCTCAGCAGCAATGGTACGAGCATTTCTTTCAATAATATTGGCAGAATCAAGTGCTCTGTGAGTGCCTTGGAAGATCTTAGGATCAGGAGGATAGAAGGTGCTCTCAGTGATAACACTATCAGTCAGATCATAGTTGACAGTAGCATCATACTCTTTTCTGTATGCAGTCAGATCACTATACTGAAGTTGATAGAAATCATCAATAGTATTAGGAGTTGTACCTGCAATATTAGCAATGTTCTCATTTCTACCGACCAAGAGGTTCTGAAGTGCTTTATTTGCAAGGAACTTAACGTGCTCAAGAGCGTCAAGCATTGCCAACAACTCATCTTCGATGTAGTTGATATTGCTTTGTGAATCAAGGTAAGAATCAATCATACCCTGAATATTTGAGTTACCACCAGTTAGGAGGTCACCTGCAACAGCAGGAACGATGTGATCTCTAATATCTCTAACACACTTCGCTCTGCTAGGAATGTCGATCTTATCCTGTGGGATAAAGTTGATCATAACGTTCCATTCTTCCTCCATCATAGAGACTGCTTCATCAGCAATCACTGCACGGTTGAAGTAAAGAAGGTCAGCACCGTCACGGAATCTGTGACCAGTAGGTGCCATCACATCCAACATATCATCAACAAGATCCATAATGAATGTCTGGATCGCTGAAGGTGCAGGAGTTGAGAAGTAATTAGGAATACGAACACGTTGTGTGTATTCTCCAGTCAAATCATCTTCATTCTTGGTAATAATGTCGATGCAAAGTTTGGCAACTTCACGCCAGGCGTAGATTGACTGTAGAAGTTCACCGTTAACGTGCTTCAGAGCACCCGATCCTTCCAAATATCCACGACCTGCGACGATAGTATTGAAATTACCACCTAATTTAAGATCATTAACGATTGCAGGAATGATGAATGAATGTGTGTCACGAATACACTTATCAGTACCTTGAGTAGATGTTCCTGTGTCACCTGGAATGACGAATGCAGGATACTTCTCCTTCATACGACCAACTGCTTCTTCTGCAATCCAAAAACGGTTCTTTTCAATAATATCAGCACAATCTCTGTAAATATCACGAGAAACATCAATTTCCTCGGTCATAATCTCTTCACGCCAGAGTTCAACACCATCAGCGTTAGCAGAGGAGATGATAGTCTGTTGATATGTCGCGTAAACAGCAGCGAGTTCTACAGGGAAAGGTGCTTCACCATTGAAACCGAATGAGATGTCAAGTGCACGGAAATCGTAAACGGTGGGGGGTATAAACCCACTAGAATAGCTGGCGGTTCCTTTTCTGACAATAAAGTTATCAATGTTACCTGTGAAAGTCTCACCGTTGTTCCAAGATGCACCAACAGCGATTGGTGAGTCACCATAAACAGAAGCGTCAGTATAATCAGAACCAACAGGTTGACCATTGACAAACAACTTAGTAACGTTAGATGCTCTGGAAACAGCAATGTGATACCACTGATTTGCAGTAGGAATAGCACCTGCAGCAGTAATATGGTCAGTTGTAGCAATACCAAACTTCAGTGATGTACCCTGTAAGAACACTGTAGCAGCGTTACTACTGGATGCAGTTCTGAAATCGAAGAGTCTCTGTGTTCCAGATACGCCTGTAGGATAGATCCACATCTCAACGGTATAATCATTAGCACCAAATGCAAATGCAGCATTGGAAGCGTGATTGATTCTAGAAGATGTACCACTGAATTCTAGTGATCCAGTGCCAGTTCCAGGGTTCAATTTGTCAACAGTAACGTTGTTATAGGTGATTGTGGAGTTTGTAATGTATTCAGCAGCAGTGAATGAACCAG